AGCACCTTGACGGATTCTTCCGACGTGTCCACCAGCGCAACGATAGCAAGGCCCTGTCCGGCCTTTTCCACGTCATAGCTGGTCAGCGTCCAGCGCAGCGTCCCGCCGTCCTGCTCAAAGGATGGAGCAATATAGGTTGTCTCTTCACCGGGGCGCTTGCAAACGAGCTGCAGGATGCCGGAGGGATACTGCTCCACCATCTCAGACGCATCCAGCTCAATCACACGGCTGTTCTGTTCGATGTCATAGCCGATAAACAGCTCAAGCGGCAGCTTCTTAAATTCCCTCATAATCGTCCTCGCCTCCAATGCTCATTCTTTCCGCGCCCTCAGCGTCTTTGTTTTTGATGATCGTCTCGATCTCGTCCGGCGTGATGTTCGGCAGCTTCGAAAGCAGCGTCTCGTCATCCAGATACTCCGCTTCCATCATCACGAGCTGCACTTGTTCAAGCTGGTTCGTGATGCGGTTGCGCTTGAAGATCGGCGTGTCCTCGATGCCAAGCAGCGCAAGTATCTTTTGCACCGCAAGAATGATTTGATACTCGAAGTCATCCGCTTCTTCATCCATAGGCTGATACGCCGCTTGAATCTCCGTCGCCGTCTTCTGGCCAGCGCTGAACGTTGTCACATCCAGCGCACCGAAATCCTCATAGATGCCGGATCGGATCATCTCAAGGTAAGCTTGCCGCGCATTGTACGGTATCTCCTGCGTGTACGGCGTGATCTGGCCTTCCGTCGTGTCCGCAACGGCGATGTGCTGGAATTTCAGCCTGTCACGGAACCGCGCAAGGTCTTCGTTCGTCATGCCGCCGTAGTTTTCCAGCAGCCAGTAAATCTGAGCGCAGTCCGTCAGGTCATCCGCAAAGCCGGAGCGGATAAGGTCGAAGCTGTCAATCGCCTCGCGCATGCCAACCAAAGTGCTTTGATGCAGCCTTGACCCCCACAGCGGCACAACGGGCAGCGCGTTGTAATTCTCCACGCCGACCACTTCCGGTTCTGCGTCCACAGGCGCTTTTCTCAGCGTCTCTTTGTATCCGCGCTTTGGCTCTGATTCGTGGAGCTGGTTGCCGCTGTCCGTGCTGTAAACGGTGTAGCCGTCTTCTTCGTAAAATACAGCTTGCAGCGGCTTCCCTGCTTCCAGCCGCCAGAACCGCAAGCCCGCACGAAGCGCTCCTGTTTCTTCATCCCACAGCGGCGCGAATTCCGTCACCGGGAAAACGTGAACGTGATCCAGGTTGAAAAAGATAAAGCTCACGCCGTGGATCAGCGCCAGCCGTCCGGCGAAGTATAGGTTTGTGTCGAAGTCAATGCCCAGCCGGTCTTTTACGCCGTCGCCCTGAAACGTCACGCCATTGCCCAAGCTGTATGTCGCTCTTTGCGTGTTCAGCCTGTGGAACAGATTGGATGCGATGCGGTTATTGCTTGCGGTGTAGTCCGGCACGCGCTGCCCGTTCAGCGTGTAGAGCTGGCGTGTGAACTCGTTGATCGTCTTATTCTTGCGGCGGTCATACAGATCGGCGACCTCCGCAGTCCGCACAAGCTCAGAGGACGCATGCTCGCCTATGAGCCTTGACAAAAAAGCCGTTCTGTCCGGCTCCTTCAAAAAATCCTGATAGGTGAGCATTCACATTCCCCCTCATGGTTCAAATGGTGACTTGTATTCGCCGCCGCCCCTGCGGTCATAGTGCCGAGCAACGCAAGCCGCACTGTCCGGCGCGTCATCGTGTTCCGCGTCTTCGGTGTAGCTGAGAATCTGAGCTTGATAGGCTTTGTCTGTTCCAGTCAAAAACACAACGTTCCCCCACCACTTGCGGAGGAACGTGCTGATCTTTAGGTGTTTGTTCATGCGCTCTGGATACGGCCTAGCGCTGTATCCGCGCCGCTGAATCTCTTTGGCTAAGTATCCTTTGTCTGCGTTCGTCTCGCAAAGGATCGGCGCGCAGAGCAGCCGCTTCGCTTCTTCGATGCACGTCTCCAGCACCGTATCCACATGCTTATGCCAGAGCCGCCCGTATAAATACAGCGTGTCGCCCTGGCGCTTGCCAATGGTCAGCGCGGTAAAGTCCTCGCCGCCGTAGGCTGCGTCAATGTGCGCGATGCCGTCCCGGAAGAGCGTCTCGTCATCCGTATACTTCGGATAAGTCGTGAACAGTGCACCTTCTGCAGCGACCCAAAGCCCGTTGATGTAGCGATCATACAGCACAGTCCCTTCATATTCGCGCTTGAGGTTCGCAACGAATGAAGGGTCTAAATACGGGTTATCGTCTATCGTATATGATTGCTGGTAGATGTCCGCGTCTGATTGCAGGAACTCGTAGAACCAGTGCTGCGGGCTGTCTGGGTTACACGTACCGTCAAAGACTGAATACGGCTTGTCGAGGCGGCTTTTCAGCATGTCGAAAACGTCTGGATGCCATGTCACAACCTCATCGCCATAGCAATATTTGATCGAAGAGCCTCGCAAGCGGTCAACGTGATTCGCGTTATCAGCACCCAGCACAAAGACGCGCTGCCCGAACATCATGCAGCTATTATCGCTTCTAATGTTCCCGACGCGCTTTGCGCCGTACATCTCCTGCATCGGCAGCAGGATATTCCGGCGTATCGTTTCGCGTGTATTGCCCAAAATCACGTTCAGGCCGTCTTTGCCGTCGCCGGATACAAGCCGCTTCGGAATCAGGAAGTAATCGAGGTAGGTCTTTCCGCTTCTGGTCGCGCCTGTCTTAATGTTCCAGCGGTGGTGAGCCTCGCGCCAGAACTCAAGCTGTTTACTCGACCCCGGCTGCATCGTCCCACCTCTTTATCATCTGCATGAGCGGATCGTCTGCCTGATCCACCGTCATGTTCGCGCCCAGCTTCTCAAGAGCCGAAACGATGGCGAGCAGATCATGGTCAACCGTGATTCTTTTGCCGCCGTCCGTGATCGTCTGCCGTGAATGACTGCCGCCGCTTTCCGGCATGCGCTCCAGCGCCCGTATCAGCCTGTCAAAAGCAAGCCCTCTGGCGTGTTCATACTTCGCGGCATTGCTGGCTTTTTCCTCTGCGGTTTTCTGCGCTGCTTCTGCGCTGGCCTTGCGCTCAACCTCATGCCGTTCGTTAAACCATCCGTCAGCCTCAGCCCTTCGCCGCAGAGATGAATAGGATACGCCGTGCTTCTTCGCAAGCTTGCGCTGGCTGATCCCGCCGCCGATGTATTCCGCTCGAATCTTTACCCAGTCGGGCTTCGTGGTTTTACCAATCGTGGATCACTCCTTACTTGACGTTCAGCACGTCTTTCACATATCGTGTTTTGTTTTTCATCATCCATCCAAGAGCATCCCAAAAGGACATTTCACGAAATAGCGCCGCATATCCGGCCTCTTGGAATATCTTTTGAAACACATAGCCAGAACCTTTTTCAGTTATGTCTTTTTCAGCCCAAGCACGTCCGCAACATATTCGGCTTTGTTCTTCGCCGTCCATTGCATGACTTCTGCAAAGGATTTGCCCTTTATCACCTTGCGATAATAGCCCGCCGTCTGATATACGGTTTGAAACGGTGTCCCCGTTCCGGGTTGAAGTAATACCCCCCCCGGTATAACTTTGTCGCCGTTCAGAATATGCGCAAGGTTGTATGTGTTCGGCTTGAATCCTTCCAAGCCGTCAACCCCGCAACAGGTCAAACTATCACCCATTGCCCTCAATCGGTTTTCACCCGCATAAAAGGCAAGCCCGTGTTTGTGGCACTCACCGCGCAGCCGTTCAAAGTCGGATTTCAGGTATTGCACGGGTATCACGAAATCCCCGCCACATCGAACCGTGCCCGGCTTTTTGCGGTTGAATTTCATGCCCTCGAATATAATGCCGTGCGCCCCTGCGTCCGCTATGCGCTTGATGTTGTCGCGCACATCGTTGAACACGTCGCAGATATACGGTTGAGCGCGTACAATTACCCTTTTCGCGGTCTTTGAAAGAACCTCAACCATGTGCAAGCGTTCTTCATAGGGCGGAGCACCCGGTTCAAGTGCGTCATACTTTGAGCATACCGCGCTAACCTGCATGACGATGTTGCCTTGCTTTATCAGTGACAAATACGGCTCTTCGATGCAAAGTTTACCCTTTGTCGATATAACGCAAGGGTAGCCGGTTTCGGCGAGAAGCTGTAACGCTTCAAGGCTACGCTTCATGTTCTTTTCGCAGGGCTGGAACGGGTCAGACATACCGCCCCAATGAATTGGTATATCCCAATCGGCCCATCGCGTTTCGCCTGTGCGTTTACCGGCAATAAACTGTGCAAGCTGTTTCGCGGATTCGTGCGGTTGCACTTCAAGTCCGCTTTTTCTTTGCACAAAACAGTATTTACACCCGTGCGTACACCCGCGATAGGTATCAAACCGAACCGGCAAATCACACAGCCAACACTGGCTCCCACATTCAGGCATCGTAACCTCTCACATAATTCAGCACGGCGAGGATAACGCCAGCCTGTTCATTCTTTCGGATGTAGCTTTTGACTTCCTCCGCGTCCTCAGGGCTGTCGAATGTCAATGTGACCGTGCCCATAGCCTTTGCCGCGCCTGCTATGCCGAAATCCTCCTGCATAGCGTCAATCAGGTTTGGCGCGTCGCCGTCATTCATTCCAAACTCCGACATATCGAATTCAAGGCCCATTTCCGTGATCTCCGCTTCCAGCTCGCTGAAATCCCACTCGGCGAAATCTGCGGTCAGGTTGTCGCGGATGCGGTAATCGGCGATTTGCTCCGGCGTCATGTCGTCGGCAATCCACACCTCTGCCTCCGTCCAGCCGAGCCGCTTCATGGCCTCATAGCGCGTATGGCCCGCGATAATCACGCCGTCTTTGTCCACGATGATTCGCGCCCGGTAGCCGTCCTTTTGAATGGACTTCATCACCGGCTCAACGGCCTTGTCATTGATTCGCGGGTTGCGCTCATACGGATGGATGTCTCTCAGGTTAAGCGTTTTAAGATGCACAGTTTTCCTCCACTCTTTTCCCTCTCTTGACTTGTGCCGCCGCGCCCACCTCACAAAGACGGCCCCGCTGCCGTGGGAAGAGAGGAGTTGAACCACGGAGCACCCACATAAAAAAGACGGCCCTTGCGGGTCGCCTCCGACGGTATCATCTTAGCACAAAAAAACTCCAAAAAACTCCTATGCTCAGAAAAAGATTTCTGCAAAGTGAATCAGCGCCGCTTCGTGGATCGCAAAGGACATGCTTTCGGAGATTTCCATGCGTGTCGTCACGCTGGCCCAGCTCCGCCCGTCGATGTAGCGCAGCTCCAGCAGACGCTTTTCCCGGCTGTCTTCCATCGCGTCTATCGCGTTCTGGATTTCAAAGCGCTGCGCGTTCAGCTTGTCGATGCTCTTGTCAAGCTGTCGCTCAAGGTCAATCTTTCGGATCATGACGCTCTCAAGGCGGCTTTTCTCTCCCGTTCCACTCACGCGCTCCGCTTCCATGCTTGGCGTTGCGCGGGTTGCGCTGTCCAGCAGCGCCTTGATTCGCTCGTACTTTTCTTCAATGCGCTTATCGAGCTGCACAAAGTCTTTCAGCACCTTTTTCGCCTTGTATGCCTCTTCCGTCATCGCTGCGCCTTTCTATTCGTACATCTTGCGGCCTTCCCGCTCCCACCACGCCAGCATCATATCTTCATCCTGCGTCGGGCAGGACGCGCACTCTATTCCGTGCTTGATAATCAGCGAATACGGCTGACCGCCTTTGTTAATCACGCGTTCAAGCCGTTCGCCGTTTCCCATGTCTTCCGCGCTTACAAACGTGTCACCGTACCGCATGCTTTACCTCCCTGTGCTTCCGAAGCCATTGTCTCCGCGCTCGCTGTCCTGCTGGAGATCATCCACCAGCTCCACAGCCTCATACAGCACTGGAATCACGACAAGCTGCGTGATCTTGTCCTCTTTGGCGACGAAATACGGCAAGCCTCCGTGGTTATGCAGCTTGACTACGATCTCTCCGTTATAGCCTTCGTCTATAAGTCCAGTGCTGGTGATATTGTATCGTGTATTCAGCCCGCTCTTGCTCACGAGCAGCCCCGCCGTATTCGGCGGGAGCTTAACGTGTACGCCCGTGTAAATCGTGGCGCTGTCATGCGCCGGAATGATGCAGTCTTTCGGGCTTTTGATGTCCAGCCCTGCGTCCGTTGCGTGTGCGCGTTCCGGCATGTACGCGCCGGGATCAAGCTTTATCTTCATCAGCCCGCCTCCTTCAAGGTGTAGCGCGCATAAGTCACGCGTTCGCCGTATCGGTTCTTACTTTGCTCCATCTTGCGGTCAATCTGGTATCCTGCGCGTTTCAGTTCGTGAATCCGCGCACCCAGCCGCATGCAGCTGTATTCCTTCATGGCTTCCAGCGCCGTGATGCTGCCGAAGTCATGCAGATGGCGGAGGATGCGCTCATTCTGTGTCATCTTTCTGCTCCTTTTCAATCATCGTTATGATTCGTCCATCCGATTTGACGATCTCGTATTTATCGGTCAGCTCAACGTAGGATACAGAATCGTCCAGTATAGCCTGGATATGCTCGGTCTTTGGAACATAATAAAACATAGAAATTATGCCTGCTATACATAGACCGATCACAAAACAGCCAAGGTATTCATAACCACCGTCGGCAAGCAAAGCGATCCCGCCGACGATTCCAGCAGCCAGGAATAAGTTGACGAATAATAAGAGCGCCGTGCTCGATCTTGTCCATTCCATATAGGTGTTAAGAATTGTCACTCCGTCCACGGTGTGGCCTCCCTCTGCTCATCGGTTGGTTTAGCTGACCAGCAACGCCATTTACTACCATATAGATCTATTGGATACCATGTTGTTATATGTCCTGGTTGCGTAAGCCCCATCCTTACGCCTGTAATACCCATACCATTCTGCACATCATAGACCAATACCCATCCTGTATAGGATTGCCTGCTTTTCGTCTCCAAGAAAACTGGTTCTTTGAGTCGATGCAAGGTTTCTTCCAGCGTCAGCACCCTCGGCTCTTGCTCTTTCAGCAGTTCCAAAGCACCACGCAACATCGGAACCGATACGCAATCCATCCAAACCGTTTCGATATAATCCGCACGAGCTATATGTTGTGTTAATTCTCGTATCACAGCTTCTCGGTCAATCGGCATAACCTGTTTCTGCTCATTCATCGACATCTCGTCTTTAATCGTCATCTTTCGCCTCCATATCCCTTACTACTTCTTCGAGGATTTCTTTATCGACATATTGCCCAACATCGCCGCAAAGAGTCGTTATAACTGCAAGCATTTGAAGTGCTTTCTTCGCGGCTTTATAATCGTCAGAAGTCCAACAATGTTCAGTCATTCGTTGCCCCTCCTATTTCCGGCATCCGTCGTAGTCCACTCCTTCAACTGTTGTTCAACTGCTCCTTCAACTTCCTCAACTGCTCCCTCAACTGTCGGTGTAGGCCAGTTGTATCCGCATTCCCGGCACATCCACCAGTTGAAATCACCCGGATTCGTTCCGTGTTCTTCAGTCCTTGTGCTTCTGCATTCAGGGCATTTCCTTTCAATCAGTCTCATCGTCCACTCTCCAATATTCTGAAACGCCCTTCCAGATGGCAGTTGTGCTGTCGCACCGAAGCGCCGGATCAGTCTGCATCTCTGGGCAATCTTCCGAATCAAAGTTGACACAATCTTCGCAGTCAAAGGATTGCGTTTTTAGCAGATAATCCCGCTCTCCGCACACGTTCTCCAGCGCCGTCTCCATGCGGTCGATCACGTCCGTCAGGTGCAGGATGTAATCTTCAAGATCGCAAGAGCCGTAGTTGAGCCTTCCGTGCCATGTTGCTGCGGTGTCATAGATGTTCCTCCTCATATCTTTCGGATACGCATAGATAACTATAGACGGCTTCGGCAGATCGCTGATTGTCTGCCCTGCCCGGTTCAGCAGCGCTTCAAGCCTTTCGTCCGCTGTCATTGCTGCATCCCCCTCTCCATCAATACATGCGCAGCCCTATCGCAGATTGCTTCGGCTTCCTCGCTCTTTGCCTCTGCTTCTTCGATCATCCGGTCGAGCCGTTTGTACAGCCGCGCCGTCTTCCAGCGCTGGATCAGATACATCACTGCCGCGCCGATTCCGGCAGAACAGGCCACTAGGCCAGCCAGCTTCAAAACCATCTCACGCACGTTTCTTTTCCTCCCTTGCTTTTTCCCATGTCCGCATGCACTTGTAAGAGCAGACGGGGCGCGGATCGGTTTTGTTTCCGATCTTCCAGCTGTAGTTCTGGATTGTGATATTGACCAGCGAAAACGAATTTCCGCAGATCGAACATTTGAATTTGTGCTCCATCAAAAACAAATCTTGTGCCATGTTATCCTCTCTTGTCCTCGTAAATCCTGATCTCCACGCGCGGCTCGTCTGAATACGCCTTTTTAACGCCGCCGTCGCTGATCTGTGCGTCGTCGTAGTAGGCTATCCCGTTCAGCGCGTCGCAGATGATCTTTCCGATATTGTCGTAGTCCGGCTTCTTCGTCGGCAGCATATCGCCGTCCAGCATCCGCTTCCGGTCTTTCGCGCTGGCGCTCTTCGGGATCGCATAGTATGCAGCCACCTGCATCTTGAGTGGAACACCCTTTTCCCATCTTACGCGATTTGGATACGCCGCGCGGTACTCCGCGATGACTTGCGCCTCGTATGTGACCGTTCGCTTCGGCGTGAACGCATGGCCTGTCTTTGTGACCACGGGCCGCGCCTTGCCTTGCGGCTCTCCCCAGACTGTGAACGATATGCCCTCCATGTTCCCCTCCTTGCGCTGGCTGGCTGATTTGACGTATTTTGCTTGGCCTTGAAAAAACTATATGTTGCGGCGGCTCGTCGTTATTGATTAGGCAAATCTTTAAGACGGAAGTCCCGCTTTTTTGATCTCAGCCAGCCAGCGCGCTCAGAATTAAGATGATCTATTCCATCCATCCTGCGGCTCTGCCTTATAAAGAGCTTTCAGATAGATCATCTCCCTCTTTAACGGTCGGCAGCTTGCCGGTCTTGATCCATTCGCGGAACTCGTCTACATCCCAGAATGATCCGTTGTCGCTGCCTTTGATGATGACCGCCTTGCCGCCGGATACCGGCATGTCGTAGTCATCCAAGACCTCGCGCGTCCGCAGCGCTGTGTATTCCGCGAGCCTCTGCTTCACGTCGGCAAGGTGCTTGAGCATCCACGCCGTGCTCTTTGCGTAGCGCTCCAGACGCTTGATGTAGTCTTCATAGGTCTCCGGGTCTTTCATCGTGCCGCTAGACGATCTGTACGGCTCACGGCGCATCGGCGGCGGTGTCGAATCGCAGCGCACATCAAGGTTCTTTTTCGTGTTCCTGACGGTTCGTTTCAGGTTTCTCAGCAAAAGGCTGTTCGCCGCGTCAATGTGCTGCGCGTATTCTTCGCGTGTTCCGCAGAACACCCATCCGCTCTTGCTGCCGATGCAGTAAACCTTGTCCGGCGCTGCATCCAGCATAAATTCATCAAGCGTCATCCTTTGCCTCCATGCCGCTGTTCGGGTCGACGTAGTGATCCAGCCCCGTCCGCGCCTTGTATTTCAGCATCGCTTCCGCGCTCTCTTTTTCGTTCTGCTCCATCGTCTTGAAGAACGGGCAAGCATATTTTCTCGGTATTTTTGCTTGGTATTCTTCACCTTGCGCGGTTTTTGTGATCGAAGTCGGTTTTTGCTTTGCTTCGCGCTCTCGTATCCAGCCGGTATCGTGCAGCACCCTGCAGACGCCGACGATTTCAGTTTCTCCGGTTTCCTCGTTTACAATCGTTTTTTTCTTGCATCCGAAACAATTGAAATGTCCGCATTCTTTGCTCATTTTTTAATCTCCCTTGCTTTTAGATTAATAGCTTCGTCTGTTGTGACCACGGCTTATGGTTGCCCACGATGCCGCCAGTCTCGTAGTAGTCGCTCACCCATGCGTTCGGATAATCCAGTGTCTGTATTGGTGAGTCTTCGATGATCTGATAAATCAGTTTGACAAGTTCCGGGTAGTTCTTGTGCAAGTAGTAACGCTCTAGTTTCGCCGCATTCGGGCAGAAGAAGCAGCCATCTCGCCTGATCCCAAGTTCGTATAGAGGGGATAAAAGGTCGTATTGCTTGCAGATCGAAAAGGTCTCTTCTTCAATGATGTTCAAAGCGACCATTATGCTCTGCTTACCCCCACCTAGTGTTTTTTTCCAGCGCCGCTCTTCGTCCACGGCGTAACCGACCATCTCAAACGCCCCCGGATTGAAGCTTTTTATTGTGCTTGTCTTTACGCTTGTAAACCAGCATCGCCCACGGCTGAAGGCGCGAATGCCGTAATGCTTGCCGTTGCGCTCCGGGTATATGCTGCGTTTGTACGTTGCTTCGGCGAGAGACTTTGCCGTCCGATAACTCTTGACGATCTGCACCTCATAGCCCCAGCCACGGAACACCTCGGCGGCTCGGTCTACGAAGTCCGTCATCACAGGCAGCGTGGCTGGCATCTCGTCATCCCACATCATCCGCACGTACACGATCTTCTTGATCGGGATCTGATGCTCGTGCATCAGGATGATCGTTGCAGTCGAATCCTTGCCGCCGCTCCATGAAACAACCCATTCATGCTGGCGCATCTCGTCTATCGTCATCAATCTGTCCATTGCGTTTCCCATTATCAACCGGCCCGCCCACCCGTCGCCGCTTCGGGTGGCACATCCTCGCTCCGCTAAGACAGGCGGGCCGGAAGATGTCGTTTTGTTCTTTGCCTCACGTCACCTGACATCGCCGCGCGTAACCGTTGCCCCACTCTACCTGACTCTACGGTACAGCAACGCTGACATTGCCAAGCCTTACCCAACGTGACATTACCATAACGTGGCCTTGCATAACATGACCTTGCATAACCCTCACACGGCGTTACTTCGCCCCACCGTACAACACCATGACATCACATCGCTCGACGGCGCTTTGCCTTTACAGTGCTGTGCCAAACATGACATCACCTTTGCCGCACTCGACCTGACGCTACTGGGCCTTACAGTTGCCGGACATAACATGGCATCACAATAACCAGACCCTACCCTACTTCACATCACCGTCACGGAACGAAACGTCACAGGGCAAGACCTTACGTTAACGTTACGATACCAGACCCAGCATCACCGTTACTTGATCCGCTCCCATGTGAAGCTGCCGTTTCCGGCGTTTCGCCACTGCCCCAGCCCTTTCAGTGCGCCGTAATCCAGCAGCGTTTCGATGGTTTCAAACGTCACCGGCTTGCTCTTTGCCGTTCCGCTGTTTTCCACAAGCCTGATCTCTACCTCAACCGTCCACTGCGTGTTGATCTGCTCAGAGCTTGCGAGGCTCACTCGCGGCCCCTGCATTGTCTCCGCTCTCAGGCTGCGTTCGTTGTAGCAGTCCGGCTCCGTGATCGGCTTGCCATCGCGCATGATCGGCAAGTAGGTCGGCTGAATGAAAACGTAGTTGTCGATCTTGCTCTTCGGAGAACCAATGCTGAGTTGATCTTTCAGCGCTAACAGCGCAGCCTTGAATAAGCCTTTGATCACATGGTTCCCGATGACCAGATGCCCGTCATCGCCGTCTCTGAGGAATACCGTCAGGCCCATCGTCTTGACCTGTGCAAGCTTTTCTTCCAGCTTTGCCTTGATCTCTTCCTCGTTCGGCAGCATCGCCGTCTCCTGCAAGGCTTTCTCGATGCTCTCAGCCTTTGCCGCTACAAATTCGCTGTGAATCTTCGGGTTCGCGGGGTTGCTTCCCAACATGGGCGTGATGCCCGTCAGACGGTAGGTGCGTACTTCGCTTTTGATACTCATTTTTGCAATCTCCTCTCACTTTTTGCTCTTATAGCGCATCAAGGTCAACTTCCATCGCCTTGAAGTCTGCTTCGGTGTATTTCCGGCGCTGGTAGTCTCCAGCAGCGGCCTTGTTCGGCGGCTTTTCCTTGCCCAGATTGCCCAGAATCGTTCTGTAGAACGCGATGCTTACTCCGCCTCTGTTGTCGCACCGCGCAGCCTCACGAAGCGCTGCCTCCACCTTCTCCGCGCCGTGTGTGCTGATGTCCTCCGCCAGCGCTCCAACGCGCGGGTCAAATTCCATCGGTGTACGTCCGCGAGGAAGGTATCGAGCGGCAAGCTCCTGCGCCTTTTGATTGTTGCGAATGTCCGCCGTTAAATCTGAGCCGTCAAACGCAATCACGTTATCCGTCGCGGGCGCGGGCGCGTAATACTGCTCCTGCTTCTGATCTTGATCTTGTATATGATCTTGATCTTGATCTTGTTTATATGCCGTTTGGGTTTGGCTGGGTTCGGTTGGGTTTGTTTGGGTTTCAGTGGGTTTAGTTAGGTTTTGCTTGGTTTCGTTGGGTTCGGTTGGGTTTTGCTGGGTTTCCGTGGGTTTCTTATTTCCGCGCCCGCCTTTGTTCCCGTTCTCCCTGTTCTTTGCCGTGTTCTTCTGGCACTGGTCGATATAGGCTTTCATGCGCCGCCATGTCATCCCGAGGACGCTGCGCGGCTCAAACTCCGGCAGCACACCCTGAAAGGCGTACAGCATTGAGGCGCGGATGATGATGCCTAACTCTTCGTCCGTAAGAACGCCGAAGTG